TAAGAGGTGAATTAAATATGACCATCATCCAAATTGACCCGCTGGAGACCGGCCAGCACCCGATCCAGAGCCAGAGCGGGCGGAGCGCCTGCTGGCTGGATGACTACATAGAGGTGCCCGCCCACCTCCATGACGCGGTGTGGGCGACCTATGGCTGGTGTGACCTCCAGATTGAGGGGGACAAGCTGGTGGGCATCACGCCTACTGAGCGGCCTCCAGAGCCGGAGCCGGAACCCCAGCCGCCCCTCGCAGAGGACATCACTCTGGACATGCTGTCCGAGCACGAGGAACGACTTTGTATGTTGGAAATCACCACCAATGCTGTTTGAGGAAGGGGAAGGACATGAACACGGTATTTAATCTCTGCAAGCTGCTTATTGACCGGGGCCGCACCGACGGCCTCCAGGACAAGATGGATGTCTATCTCGCCGCCGACCGGCTCACCCCGGAGGAGTACCAGGAGCTGGCCGGGCTACTGGCCCCGGAACAGTAATCAACAGCGGGATCGCTGGATAAAAGGATGTGAATCAAATGAGTAAGCTCATTACATACATCCCGCTCTCGTCCGTGGAGCGGATGGAGCTGCGGATCACCAACTGCCGCAAGACGCTCGCTCAGGTCAAGAGCGAGACCGGCGCGGACTATGTGCTCAACGGCGGCATGTGGAACCCGGACGGCTCGGCCTGCCCGCTGCTCAAGGTGGGTGGGGTAATGCGCTCCGGCACGCCCTGGAGGGCGATGGGCTATGCCTGGGACAAGGGCCCGGACATCCACATGACCTCCGGGTACGAGGGAGCGGCCAACTTTATCGCGGTAACCGCCCTTATTTCCTCCGGTAAGCCGGTGGATAAGCCCTCCTACGGCTCGGCCCAGGGAGGCAAGCGGGGGCGCAGCGCCATTGGCCTGCGGGGTGGCAGTCTGGCCCTCTACTGCTCTGGCGATGGGACCGGAGACGAAGCCACGCCGGAGACTCTGCGGGACGAGCTGGCCGGGCTGGGCTGGTCCTCCGCCGTCATGCTGGACGGGGGCGGCTCCAGCCAGTGTGACTTTGGCGGAGAGCGCATCACTGCCAGCCGCAAGGTGCACAACTGGATTTGCGTCTGGCTCAAACAGGGCGGCCAGGAGCCGCCGGACAAGGAGGAGAGTATGGGCAAGTATACCGTGACGCCCAGCATCGGCGTCAACATCCGCAGCGGCCCCGGCACCAACTACGGCAAGGTGGGGGCGTACCCCATGGGCACCGTGGTGGACGTGCTGGAGGCCAGGGACGGCTGGGGCAGGACAGATAAGGGCTGGGTGTCCCTGGCCTATCTGGAGGCCGTGGAGGGCCCTCAGAGGGCCACTGACACGGGCCTCGCCATCCAGGAGCATATCATCTCCGATGGGCGTAAAAACCGGCCGGGCAGGGACACCAACCCGGACACCTACATCACCATCCATGAGACCGGCAACACGGCTAAGGGCGCCGACGCCGCGGCCCACGGGGCCTATCTGGACAGCGCCGCCGGGGAGGATGCTCTGGTGAGCTGGCACTACACCGTGGACGACCACGCCATTGTCCAGCACCTGCCCGACTACGAGACCGCCTACCACGCCGGGGACGGCAAGGACGGGCCGGGCAACACCACCAGCATCGGCATCGAGATCTGCGTCAACGCCGGGGGCGATTTTGCCCAGGCTCAGGCCAATGCCGCCAGCCTGGTGCGCCTGCTCATGGAGGAGCACGGCATCCCGCTGGACAATGTAGTCCAGCACAACCGCTGGAACGGCAAGGACTGTCCCAAGACCATCCGGGCCACAGCCGGGGCCTGGGAGGCGTTCCTAGCCCTCTGCCAGGGCGGGGCGGCGGATGTGTCCGACTTGGACACCGACGTGGACACGCTGGCAGAGGCTGGCATCATCAACAGCCCGGACTACTGGCGGGCCGGGGACTACTCCGCCGCCAACGTCCAGGCGCTCATCGGCAAGATGGCCGACTATGTACGGGAGGACGAGTGACATGGAGCACATCAACGGGATTAAGGGTACCATCGCGGCCGTGCTGGGTTGCCTGACCGCCCTGTGGGGCTGGTTTGGCTGGCTAGTGCTTGCCTGGCTGCTCTGTATGGCGCTCGACTACGGCACCGGCACCGCCGCCGCCCTCCGGGCCGGGGAGTGGTCGTCCAAGGTGGCAAGGGACGGCCTGTGGCACAAGCTGGGGGCCGTGGTGGCCGTCCTGGTGGCCGCCATTCTGGACGGGGTGATCGGTTTGATCCTCGCCAACATTCCGGCACTGGAGCTGCCCTTCCAGTATGAGGTATTTGTGAGTGTCCTAGTGCTGGTCTGGTATATCATGACCGAGCTGGGGAGCATTGTGGAGAACATCGGTGCCCTCGGTGCGCCTGTACCCGCCTGGCTCCGCAAGGCCATCGCCGCCCTGGAGTCCACCGTGGACGGCGCGGGGGACAAGCTGGGCGGCGGTGACCAGAGAGAAAGTAAATAGACAAGAAAGAGGACGGCACTTAAATTTAGGTGCCGTCCTTTCCTGATAAGTCGATTCGTCCGTGCTCTTTTTCAAAGTCGGCAATATGACGGCGAATTAGCCACTCTATTTCCCGGTTTTTACTGCGCCCATTAAATTTGGCAATGTATTCTAGTTTATCAAGCGTGATACGGTTAATCCGAAGTGTATAGCGGGGCAGGTTGTCTTTCATGGTGGCCTCCTGCAAAAAGTCCTTGACAAAAGTATATGCAGTAGGCTAAACTTTGACTTAGATATGACGCATAAATGACGCAGTATAAATTTATAAAAACCGGGCGGGGGGCTCAACCCCGCCCGGCAAGGAATTACTCTAACATGTCCAACACGGCGTCCTTTAGGTGCAGTGGTGAGAGGCTATACCTATTAAATGCCATGACCATGCGAAAGACCCGTTCCGCATCGGTCGATACGTCCTGGAGAATCTGCACAGGGCCTTGGTGCAAAAGGCCATATACTACGATATCGTAGCTATAGTATGTGCCGATCTCCGGGGCGTATTTCTTTCGCCTGAACATGAAATAGGATATGGGCACGACGATCATCCTTTCTCTTTTTCTACGGGATGTGTCGTGTGTAAAAGGGGGCCCTCTAGCTCGAGCAGGAGGGCCTCGCTTGTTTATGAGAGAGGAAAGATTGTGCCCCCACAATTGCCCCCAAAGCCCCGAGAAATGCCCCGAAATCCTGCTAAATAGTGAATGTAGAATATATAAAAAAACAAGACAAAAAACCCTGTAGTCATTGAGACTACAGGGTTTTGTTCTGGTGGAGACGACAGAACTCGAATCTGTGACCCCTTGCGTGTGAAGCAAGTGCTCTACCGGCTGAGCTACGCCTCCATATATTGGTGACCCGTACGGGACTCGAACCCGTGTTACCGCCGTGAAAGGGCGGTGTCTTAACCACTTGACCAACGGGCCAGGTTGCCCAAGCGGGGCGGGATACTCCTGAAGGGAAGTCCCAAAAGACGGCGCGGTGCCGTCTTTTGGGGTCTGGTAGCGGCACCTGGATTTGAACCGGGGACACTGCGGGTATGAACCGCATGCTCTAGCCAACTGAGCTATGCCGCCATTGAAAACCCCCTGTCGGACAGGGCAGGATTCAGTATACGCGATCATTCCCGTTTTGTCAATTGTTTTTTTGAAAAAAATTAGTCGATTTTGTAGCCGACGCCCCAGACGGTCTTGATGAACCGGGGATTGCGGGAGGGCTCGCCCATTTTTTCCCGCAAGCGGCGGATATGAACCATAACCGTATTATTGCGGTCCAGGTATTTCTCCCCCCACACGCTCTCAAAGAGCCGCTCGGCGGAGATGACCTGGCCCCGGTTCTCACAGAGCATCCAGAGAATGTCAAACTCAATGGGGGTGAGGCCCAGCTCCCGGTCGTAGAGGGTACACTCGTGGGTGGCCCGGTTGATGACCAGGCCGTTGAAGTCAATGATGTCCCGGCAGTCGCCGGCCTTGTCAGCCTCGTTGTAGCGGGTGTAGCGGCGCAGCTGGGCTTTGACCCGGGCCATCAGCTCCAGCGGGTTGAAGGGCTTGGTAATGTAGTCGTCCGCGCCGATGGTGAGGCCGGTGATCTTGTCCATGTCCTCCGCCTTGGCGGTGAGCATGAGTACAGGGAAGTGGTGCTCCTTGCGGATTTCCCCGCAGAGGGTAAAGCCGCTGATGTCGGGGAGCATCACGTCCAGGATGGCCAGGTCCAGAGCCTGGTTCCGCACCACGGCCAGCGCCTCGGTGCCGGTACCGCACTTGAACACGGTGCACCCCTCGCTCTTCAAATAGACCTCTACCAGATCGGCAATCTCCGGCTCGTCGTCCACAACCAGAATCCGCGCGTCCATGGCATCCGCCCCCTTTTCCAGGACATTATAGCCAAAGCGGCGGCGGCAAGTCAAGGGTGGGGCGTAATTGTAAGAAAAACATCAGAACTGGCCCGGCCAGGAGACGTGCCCCCGGCCGGGGCTGGTTCAGCCAGAGACGCGGTTGAGTTTCTCTATGTCCAGCGTAGTCTGTACGCTCCGGCCGGACACATCGCTGCTGTAGGTGAGGGAAAAGTTGGTGGCCTCGGAGGTGTAAAACGTGAAGGTGCGGGCGCCGTTGGCGGTGGAGCTGTTTCCGGAGGTGCGGAAATAGATGCCGAGGTCAATGCGCGCCAGGCCGCCGAAGGCGGGCGTGATCTGAAGATAGCCCGGGGCCTCCAGTATGGCTGACACGGAGTAGGAGACCCGGTAGTAGCCCGGCTGGAGCCGAAGCTGCTGGGTGCCGCTCAGTGTGATATTGCCTGTGGGGTCATTCAGCAGCTCATAGAGCGGAATCTGTCCGTTGTTGGGGACGGATCGTACATCGGAGTAGTAGGAAGCAAAGACATCCTCACCCGGTCCACCCGCAGGACC